GTGGATGAGCGGGCGCGCTCGTCGCGTCTGGCCGCGTGGGTGTACGACACGAGTGAGCCGAACGAGAGTCAGCTTCGGGTGACGAGGCTGGGCCTCGACACGCTCGTTGAGCAGGGTCTGATCGAGCGCCTGGACCGCGGCAGCGCCGGCTACGGCTATCGACTGGTCCCGGATGGCGCGGCGAGTATGTGTCCGTGACCGCCGGGAGCCCGCCACTGCGACGTGAACCGATCTGCCCCTCGTGGTGCGCTGGTCACTCTGGTACCTACCAGGGTTGGGACACAGTGGATGGACGGCGCAGGCGGGATCACGGGAGCAGTGGTCATGACGCCGTGGGCAATACGTCGGTCACCGTGATCGCGATCGAGTCGGAGGGTCAGGGGCTGGGCGAGGTGCGGATCGAGGTGTTCATCGAGGGCGTCGCCGCTCGTGATGTCGCCGATCTGTCTCCCGCTCAGGCCCGGCAGCTAGCTGCGCTGTTGGTCGAGTTTGCCGACCGGGCGGAGGCGTAGGCGAGCACCGAGGCACGGCTGACGGCGGGGATGCCGCGGTGCGCGATGGGGCGTCGGCTGATCTCTCCCCTGATCAGGGCCCACCCGATGGTGCCCTCGGAGCATCCGACGAGGCGGCCGGCTTCGGCCCTGGAGATCCACTCGGGTTCTCCTGCGGCCTCGTGGGCGGCTTGCTCGGCGCGACGTGACTCGACGTAGGCGTGTACGGATGCGAGGGCCAGTGAGGGGTAGTTGCGGCGACCGTCGCCACGCTTCTCGATCCGTCCGTCGGCGATGGCTTTGAGGAACGCTCGATTGGAGAAGCCGGCGGCCGTGATGATGTCGGTTCCTTGAGTGACAGTGATCCATCCCTGCCGTGGGTCGTAGAAGCGACTGCGGGCGGGTTCGTTGGATTCCACGCCTGGCGGCGCGATCGGTGACGTGCCCAGTGCGCGCCAGATGATCTGCAATCGAGCGTTGTCGTCCTTCCACTGTCCGGGTGCGACCACGATCCGCTCGATGTTGCTGTTGACGAGGTGGCGGCGCTGTTCTGTTGTTTCGCATCGCAGCCACACCTGCTCGAGAGTCATGTTGAGCGGTTCGAGGGCGGCGCCGGCTGGTCCAGTGGCACGTCGGGCGGCTGTTCGCGCCCGCTTGAGTCTGCCCATCTCTCGATTGAGCGAAGAAGTGTCAGCCCGATCGGCGGTCAGCGCGCGAGCGACCTTGTCGAGCTCGGTCGAGAGACGTTCCAGTTCCTCGGCTGCGGCCAGTTGTTCGGGCGAGGCGAAGTGGCGATGCCACATCGGCACGGTGCCGCGCGTGGACAGCAAGACGCGTTCGATTGCGGCCGAGAGCGGCGCCAAGGACGCGATGGCGCGGCACTCGGGGCACTGCATAACGACAGCAGGGCTGCTGGTGCGGGCGACCATCGGGCGATCCGAGCCACACCCTCCACACCACACCAGGCCCTCCACGAACGGCGCCTTCGGGTGCTTGGAGCGTGGCCCCTTCGCGCTGCTCGCCAGGACATCTAGCAGGCGTTCGCGCTCGGTCGCGGTGATCAGGGCGAGGTCGCGACGGATGACGGGTTTGCCGTTGGGGTGACGCAGCACCTGCTGTTCGGGCGGCAGGTGTTCCTGCCCATAGGGGTAGTGCGACATCCCGGCCACCAACGGATTGCGCAGGGCGGTGCGCACGGTCTGGATCTGCCACCGACCATTCCTGCCTTTGCTGTATCTCGGAAACGGTGCGTGAGACCTTTCGAGCCATCGGCAGATGGAGAACAAGCTGTCCCCCCGCAGAGCCCGACGGATCATGCCTCGCAGCCACTTGACTCGTTCCGGATCGCGGGTGACCACGTACCCCGGCCCGTCCGGGTTCGGGACGTGCATCCACCCGTAGCCACGGAACCCGCCCGGCGCTCGCCCGGACCGAATCAACTGCATCCGCGCGCTTCTGACTCGTGCCCCGAACGAGGCTGCCTCCAACTCAGCGAAGACCGCCAACATGACCGTGAACGCTCGACCCTGCGCGGTCGTCATGTCCACGGGATCATCGACCGCCACCAACGCCGCCCCGCGCTGCCGCAGCGCCTTGTCGGCGTCGAGGAAGTCACTGACGCGTCGAGCCAGTCGGTCCACTTTCCAGATGACCACGACATCGAATACCAGCTGCGAGGTCATGAGCGCCCGCCACTCGGCGCGGCGCTCGGGGTGCTTCAGGGTCGCCGAGACCCCGTCATCCACGAACTCCCCGACCACTACCCAGCCGCGAGCAGCGGCGTAGCTGCGACCCGCAACCAGTTGCCGTTCGACCGACACCGACTCCTCGCTCGAAAGCGATACCCGCGCGTAAAGCACTACGTACAGCACCATCGTTCGACGGTAGGCACCCCACCTTCGCGGGCCGCGCGATTCAACTACAGTCGTGCGACATTGCACAGTGCCACCGAACAAAGGACCAGGTCAGATGGGGCAACTCTGGGAGCTCGTTCAGGCCTACACCGATCGCCACGGCACCTCTGAGCGACAGCTCGCCAAGCGACTCGGTTACAAGTCCTCGGGCGTGTTCGTGAACTGGCGAGAGCCCAAGCAGCTTCCCAGCGCACAGGCGCTCGCCCGGTTCGCAGACCTCTCCGGCACCCCGTACCAACGCGTACTGGACGCGGTGCTCACCGATTCCGGCTACCTCCCAGAACCCCGCCTCACCACCGACTCCGAAGAGCTGAGCAGGGTTCGCCTCATACGATCCAGCGACCCGGGTTCCTAACTAAAATGCAGGACATCCTTCGTTAACTGAAGGTCTCAAGACTCGTGGCCAACGTGTCAGCGAACTCGAGAACCGACTCTCGTGACAGTGATGGTCGGTTCGCCGCGACGTACCGCCGAGCGATCTGCCCATTGCTCACCGCTCTTCCTATCGCCTCCAGCGAAGACCCGGTCAACGACGCGGCCCCCCGCCACGAGACCCATTCGCGGCGCTCCGACTCACGTTCCTGTTGCGCTTCCTGTTGCCTGACGCGAGCCTCTGCGGCGAACTCGATGACCGAGGCCCGCGAGAGCGTTCCGCGGTAGGGTCCGCCGCCGCGGCACTCGCGTCGTTCGATCGTTCCGTCCTGTACGGCGCGCACGAACGCATTGTGTGAGCAGCCGGTCTCTCGGATGTGCTGCTCGAAGGCGGCCTCGATGCCTAGCCACCCGTCGGTCGTGTCGTAGAACCGCTGCGGCGCTGGGTCGCGATGAAGAACGCTGGACGCGGCAACGGGTGTCGGGCCGAGGGTACGCATCTTCACCTCGAGCCGCGCCTCGGTGGGCAGACCCTGCCCGCCAGGAAGGACCGTGATTCGCTCGATGTTGCGCGAGAGCAACGCATGTCGCTCCTCGTCGCTACGACAGCGCAGCCAGACCTGCTCCAGCCTCAGACCCGACGGTTCGAGAGCCGGCCTGCGCGACCCAACTGTCTCAAGCGCCACCGCTCGCAAGTCTTTCAGCTCCTGCATCTCGCTCGACAAAGCCTCCGCGTGCCCATCGCGTGTCATCGCGTAGGCCACACGCTCGATCTGCAGCTCGGCCGCCTCCAGCCGGACCGCCGCGGCCTCGACCTCCGGGGAGTCGTAGCAGGCGTGCCACATCGGGGTCGTGCCGCGTTCTCCGAGGAGTCGCCGCTCGACAGCAGCGGCCAACGGTCCGATCCTGATCATGAGGTGACAGTGCGCGCACCTCAGCAGCGGATCACCGCACACCGAACCCACACTCAGGTTGCGCGAGGAACGACACGCACCGCACCACACCAACCCGTCCAGCAACGCCGACTGCGGACCAACAACGCGCCGAGCCTTCGACCGCGATGCCAGTCCATCCAACAGCGCCTTCCGCTGCCCGAGACTGATCACGGCGAGATGACGATGAACAATCGGCACACCACTTGGCCTCCGGAGCACCTGCCACTCCCGCGCGATGTCGTCCTGGCCGTAGGGGTAGTCGATCAACCCCGCGACCAGCGGGTTCATCAAGATGTTCCGCACGGTGTCGTATCCCCACGCGGTGCCCTTCCGGGTGCTGTGCCGAGGCAGTGGCGCCTTGGATCGCTCCAGCCAGCGACAGATCGAGTGCAGGCTGTCTCCGCGTAGCGAGCGACGAGCCATGCCGCGCACCCACTTGATCCGCACGGGGTCCTGGGCCATCACGAACCCGGGGCCGTCCGGGTTGGGACTATGCATCCAGCCATACCCAGGCAGGCCACCCACGGCGCGCCCGCTGGCGATCAGATGCATCCGCGAGGCCCTCACCCGCGCGCCCATGCTGGCGGCTTCCAACTCCGCGAACACCGCCAGCATCGTGGCAAACGCCCGACCCTGAGCCGTGGTCAGATCGATCGGATCCTCCACTGCCACCAACGCTGCGCCCCGCTTCTGCAACGCCCCATCGGCGTCGAGGAAGTCCGAGACCTTGCGGGCGAGCCGGTCGACCTTCCAGATCAAGACCGCGTCGAACTCCAACTCAGCCGACAGTAGTGCTCGCCACTGCTCCCGCTGATCCGGTCGGTTGCGGGTCGCCGACACCCCGTCGTCGAAGAACTCGCCGACCACTTCCCAACCTCGGGCGGCGGCATAGCGCCGACCACTGAGCAACTGACGCTCAACCGAGACGGACTCTTCTGCTGCCATCGATACACGCGCGTAGAGCGCAACCTTGTTCACCATCCACCGACGGTAGGAGCGGAAGGTGCAGCAACAGAACGCACTTCCGCCGAGTTCTGTCGTTCAGGACTCGGCGGCGTCGGCAGCCTTTCGAGCGAGGCGCTTCTGCTTCGCACGCTCGATGCGTGCCGGCGACTGGAAGACCTCCTGGAGGACCTCGCCCATCAGGCCCAGTGTCTCCTCTGCTTCCTCGGCCTCCACCGGGTCGACGAAGTCACCATGCGCGACGTCGTTTCCTAGATGCCGCACCTCGTGAGCAGCTTCCTTGATGTGGGGTCGAACGTGGTGCTGAGCTTCGAGCGCTTCGATCTTGTCGTACAGGGTGCCCTTGGTAATGCCCTTGTCCTTGGCGCTTGCCTCGATGACCGCACGGGCAAGTGCTGCTGCAGCTCGGTACGCCTGGATGCTGTAGCAGCGGTGAGCCTCGGAGGCCGCGTCGGAGATGTGCTCGGGGACGTCCTCAAAAGCCCGGGAGACCCCAACCTGCGGCCACCAGAGCAGGCCGTCGACATAATCCTCTTGTAGAGCTAGGGCCGCTCTTCCCGCGTCGCCCATCTGCGAGCTGTCCACCTGTCGCGTAGCGAACTGAAGCCATCCGCACTCATCACAGGTGAAGCTCCCCTGCGCGTGGACGTCTCCGTCATCGAACTTGGAGAAGTGCGCGTTCCCCACACGGGTCATGTGCGCCACCGCGTCGCAGTGCCAGCACCTCCTGGTCGCCATGAGCGGGATGCTGTCAGCAATCCCGGTCGGCGTCACGCCTGTCATCGTCGGCATTGCGCTCACCGCCGCCCCCTCTGCCCTCGCCGATGCCCGTTGCCGGCGGCGCCGTTGACACCCGCGGTGACGAAGTCGGCGTTATCGTCGCTGTTCTTCTTGTTTTCGTGGGTCTGCCGGCGAACCTCGGCACGCAGGCCACGGACCTCATCTCGGAGCTGCTCAACCAGCTTCGTCCGGTGCCTCTGCTCGGCGCCGTACAGCGCATCCCCGGCGGCGCTGCCCGCGAGCTGCTGCGCGCTGTAGAGGGTGGTCAGCGACGAACCCAGCGACGCCGCCTGCGACGGGTTCGCCGCCAGGGCCTGGAGTTGACCGAAGTCCATCTCCTGGAGAGCTTCGGAGAGCGCAGGTCCAGTGAGTCCGGCTGCCTTGAGCGAGGCGATGATGGCGGGGAAAGCCGACGCCTGAGACGCGGCGGTGTCGATCATGGACTGGAGCCCGCCGCCCTGCGCCCAGGGGGTCGACGACCTCGCGCCGAGGTCCACATCGAACTTGCTCGCCACCGAGGCGCCCAGCGAAGCCATCGCCGAAGCCACGTTGTCCCGCTCCTTCTTCTCGCGGTCGAGTGCCTTCTCCGAGCGCTTGAGCTGGTTCTCGAGGACGCGGAGCGCCCCGGCGGTGCTGTTGGCCGCCTGAATCATGTTCGCGAGCGCAGGACTGGCGAACAGGGTCATCCGAGCCTGTCGGTCGCCCTTCACCTCACCTCCGTCGGCGTACCCGGGGATGCGGCCGGCGGCACGGTCGGCGCGGAACCGGTCAGCCTGGCCGTACCTGTTCGAGATGACCTCCTCGCCCGGGGCTGCCCAGATGAGGGTCTTGTCGGCGTAGGGGAACCGCTGGCCGGGGACCGTCCCGCCTTCCGCGCGACCGGGCAGCGGGATGTCACTCCGGACGGTGCGGATGGTGGCGGTGGCGGTGCTGCCGTTCAGGTTGCGGAGCATGGTCGTGACGGTGTTGATGCCGGAGACGGCGTCGCTGTTGTCGACCTCGATGCGTGCGCGGGTCCGTGAGGTAGCCAGGTCGTGGAGCGCCTCGCTGGCCATGGCCGCCTTCCGCATGGCGTCCTGGTTGTCGGCGGTGATCAGGATGCGCCGGTTCTCGCGCTGGACCTCCCGGAGAGCGGGGATGACCTGGCGTACCGCTGCGGCGGCCTGGGGTGAGGCGTCCCCGAGTTCCTTGAGATTGCCGATGACGCCGCGGAGGAAGTCGACCCGGGCCTTCGGGTTGGTGATGGTCTCCAGGTGCCTGGAGGTGTCGGCCAGGACTTGGTCGAGGTTGCCCAGGTTCTCGCGACCCGCTTCGCCGAACGCCGACCACGCCTTCGGGGCTTCCTCGATAGAGGCCCGCAGCGCGTCGAGGCTCGACTGGTAGGCCCGGAACGTCCCCCGCTTGTTGAGGAAGTCGTCGAGGTCGCTGAGTGCGTCCTGGAGCCCGTCGGCGGCGTCGGCGGTCTGGTCGAGTGTCGTGGCGGTGCTCCCGAGCTCGCCGGCCAGTTGGCGGGCGTTGCCGGAGGCGGTCGAGAAGTTCGACGTCAGCCCGGGCAAGGTGTCCCGGAGCTGGGTCGCGGCGCGGTCGGCCAGGATGCCCTGGACCTCCTGCTCGGAGAACGAGGCCGCGAGGTCTTCGGCGCTGGTGATGCTGTTGTCGACGCCGTAGCCGGAGAGGACCGAGTTCAGGTAGTCCTGCGCGGATGCCGAGCCCATGATGGCGTCGGTCAGCGTGCCCTGCGCGATGCCGAGTCGGGTCGCCGCGTCGAGTAGCCCGTCGGTCTGGAGCTGCTGGGCAATCTTGACCCGAGTGTTCTCGGTGATGGCGCCGGTCTGCTGGTCGAAGGTCGCGGTCAGGTCCGCGACCTCCTTGCTGGCTTCCTCGTGCGACTTGCCCAGGCTCGCCACGAGTCCGATGGCTCCACCGACAGCGGCACCCCACGGGCCACCGACGGACAGTCCAGCGATGGCACCTCCCGCGGCGCCCTCGAAGGCAGCTAGTCCCTTGTTGGTCTGCTGGAGGCTGTTGAGGAACAGGCCCATCCCGGCGGCCGAGCCGGCGAACTTCAGGGCGCCACCGAACCGCTGCATGGAGGTGGCCGCGAGGTTGGGGGTGGTCCGCAGGTCGAGCAGTACGTCGTTGACGGCCTGCATGGGTCCGGCTACCCGGCTGAAGGCGAGCATGGCTGCTGCCCCGGCGACCAGCGGACCGCCGATGTCACTGCCGGCGATGACCGTGAACGCATCGGCCAGGGCGGTCAGCGTCGGCAGGACGACCGCGCCGTAGGGTGCTGCCGCTTCGGCCAGTGCGGCGATCGCCTGGGCGATGGAGCCGAGCAGGTCGACTGCCTGGGGGCCGGACTCGCGGACGTAGGCGAGGAACTCCTGGAACCCCTGGTTCGCGCCGAGCCCGGCGGTCCAGTCGGCGAAGGCCTGTGACATCTCCCGCAGCCCGCCCGTGACATCTCCGGTCAGCGGACCGAAGGCGACCAGCAGGTTCGAGACTCCGAGCGCGACGTTGCCGGTCGCGCGGGCGAAGTCCTCCAGCGTCGGCCTGGCGTCGTTGGCGAGGTAGTCGAAGAACGCTTGCCACCGCTCGCCGGCCAAGTCGTTGCCAGCATCCGCGGCCAGCCCTCCGAGCGCTTCGGCGATGTCGCGGACCAGCCCGCGGACCTCGGGCAGCCGGACCAGCATGCTGTCGATGCCCGACTCGAGCCCGGGGAAGAGCCCAGCGCGCGCCACCATCTGGAGCTGCTGGAGCTTGGGGCCGAGCGAGTCGATGTAGGCCAGGAAGTCGGCGCCCGCGGGACCCAGGTCGCGGAGCTGCTCGTTGAGCTTCTCCAGGTTCTCCGCGGTCCGGTCGGCCTGGTAGTCGTTCAGTGCATCGAGCGCGTCCCCGAAGCCGTTGAACGCCAGGAGCGCGGTGGCGATCCCACCGCCAGCAGCACCTAGACCGGCGAACGCGGCGGTGAGAGCCGGGATCGCTGCGGCACCCAACGGCACCAGCGCGGGCCCGAGGGACAGCACGGCATCAGTGGCCAACCGCATGCGACCCGAGAACCGGTCAATCTCCGGCCCACCGCGGCGCATGCTGTCGCTCACGCGGTCGGTGCTCTTCGCAGTGCCGTCCAGCTCGCGGCTGACCCGCTTGCCGTCGAGCTTGTTGAGCTCCTTGTTCAGCAGCGAGGCCGACGCCGTAGCGCGGGCCATGCCGCTGGTGAAGTCGTCCTGAAGGCTTAGCCGGACGCTCTCATTTCGGGTGGCCATTGCTCAGCCCCTTCACGGGTCAGGGGCTGAGCGGACTCATCGGCCAGTTGGCCAGTGAGGCGAATCGAGCGTCGGGCGAGCGAGAGGTACTCGGCCGCCGGACGGTGGAACGTCTTGGAACCCTTCGAGCAGGAGATCGCCAGCTCGCCGAACAGCCACAGCACCTCGTCGCGGACCTCGACAGGCCACGACGCCACGAGCCGGTGCAGCTCGAGCGTGACTTGAGTCAGCGGATCCTCGGTGAAGTCGGCCAGGTCGATGGTGGTGTCGGTCGTCATCTCAGGTGCACCCCCGCCTGAACCGGCGTACTCTGGCGACGGCTGATGCGTCCCTCCACGGCGTGGGGGATCGGCGCATCAGCCCGAGTGGGTACGGCCTCGGCGAACAGCTGGGGAGACGGCCCACTCGACGAGTGGGGTGCGGTCCCGTTGTCGCGGGGCGTCGGCACCTCAGTCACCAGGGCCGGACGTCCCTCCGCCGCGTGGGGGATCGGCGTCCGGCTCGGGCGAGGCCCTCCCCCTGTTCCACGGGGGCCCGGGACCTCGCTCAAGTGAGCGGGGCGTCCCTCGGCAACGTCGGGGATCGGCGCCCCGCTCTCACAGACCAGAGGTCCCTCGGCCGCGTCGGGGATTGGCCTCTGAACCAGAGGTCCCCCTGTGGCATGGGGGATCGGCCTCTGGCGGACGAGGGGTCCCCCCGCAACGCGGGGGATTGGCCCCTCGTTCGTTCGTTCGGCGTGGTAGTACGGGCCTGGCGTGAGATGACGCAGCCGCATCCACTCGACCCGGTCGACAACACCAATCGGCTCGATTCGTGCTTCCGACGCCTTGGCCCGCGCGGCGCGGCGGGTGGTCGTCATCGAATGAGTCCCATCTCGCGAAGGCGACCCCAGTCAGGGAAACCGGGGTACTCGGGCTGACCGAGGCCATTCGCGACGGCCCACCTCTCGGTGGCGTTGTCGCGGCGGTCCGCTGGGTCGACGTCGCGATGGGTCCCCTGACCGCAGACCATGACCAAGCGATCGCGGAGCGGCAGATCGCGACTGTCATCGGAGTCGACGGCACCCCAACCGTGATCCCGCATCCACTCGCAATAGAGATCGAAGTCGCGCCACACCTCGGCATGGACGTCGTACAGCTCCGCGGGCGGACCACCCTCGACGGGAGTGGTCCGCAGCTCCGCACGTGCGGCTCGGCGGCTAGTGGTCACCGACGATCCTCCAACCCAGCGAAGCCATCGCCTTCGGAGTCAGCCCCAGCGCCTCAGCGGCGTACCGCGCCTCCTGCGCCTGCCACGCCGACGCCGAGTCAGCGAGGACCGCCGCTTCGTACACCAACAGCACCGCGACGGTCCCCCGCGCGGTGTCGTCCCACATCACCGCCTGTGGCGACTGCCACAGCTCCTCCCACCGCGCACGGTCATCGCCCGTCCACTCCCGCCCCGCCGGCAGGTCAGGAACGGGCAGGTCGCAACCGGACGCCGGCAGGTCGACGAGAGCAGCCCGGGAAGCGAGCTGAGGCGGCCTCCGATGAGCCCTGGAGTTGGGCTTCGTGGCGTTCCTGGCGGTCCCCATCAGCCGCCACCGGTTGAGGTTGAGTGGTACGCGGACATCGGAGAGCCCTCCCCCTCTGTCCCAGGCAGGTCGCCCGAGGGGGTCCCTCCCCAGGGGGGTGCGGGGGTGCTGTGGCTGGGGTGCGGGCAGGGACGAGTGCTGTTGGCGTTCGCCTGGTTGCAGCGGTGGTAGTGCTCCGGCCCGTGGATCACAGCCTTCGTGTCGTCGCAGTGACCCAGGCTGTACTCGTGCGGCAGGACGACCTCGCCGCACCTCCAGCAGTGCAGGACGTTCCCGTTGGCCATAGCTCGGACATCGGCCTGTCGCTGCTTGTCGTAGGCGGCGTCGTACCCGCGCTGCTGCCTGGTGCCTCGTGCCTTGTCCTTCTGGCGTCGGTGGGTTGGGCAGCGTCCCGTGTTGACCAGCTCGGGGCAGCCGGGCTCAGTGCACGGTTGCATCGGTGGCTCCCTCGTCTTGCACGGCCGGAGCGGCAGCAAGACCGCTGGTCTCAGGCGTATGGCCGTCCGCCTGGAGCGGTGCCGCTCCGGCCGAGTCCTTCGCGGCCTTGACCGCCTTCGCGTGTGCGAGCGAGGCGGTGACGGCTCCGTGAGGTAGCACGTGGGTGTAGACCCAGCCACAGGTGCAGCTCGCGTGACCCTGGTCAGTGGGGCCAACGGCCGTGACGGTGATCTCGTGCCCGTCGGCACCCCGGACGATCGCAACCTCGTACACAGCTCAGCGCTCCCCTCGTCGTCAGTTCGCGGCGGCGGCTCGGAGGGTGTCCAGTCGCATCGACTCGGGCGGACGACGGACGAGGCCGAAGCCGTTGAACGCCTGGTAGGCGAACCGAGCGTCGGTGCCACGTCCGCTGAAGAGTTCGCGCAGTTCGCCGAGTTCCTTGAGGCCGGCCTGGCGCTTGGGGTCGCCGGCTGCCCACTGGTCGACGATGCCGTTGAGCCCCTTGTCCTGGGCTGCTGTCAGGACCGCGCGCAGCGTGGTCTCGTCACCGAACCGGGTGGCGGTGGCGTACATCTGCTGCAGCTCGTCCTTCGAGGCGTTGGCGGCCTTGTCGAAGGCGGTGTTGAACGCCTGATGCAGAACAGCGGCATCGGCCGGCGAGGCGTCATTGGGGACACCGGGACCGACGGGCACGAGAGCCTCGAGCTTGAGCGCGCGGTCGCGTCGAGGTGCGTAGAACTGCTCCTGGTGGTGGCCGATCAGCTCGGTCCAGGTCGAGTACAGCTTGTCGATCCTTTCGGCCTTCCCGAGATCCGAGAGTGTGCTGTCGGCGCGGACCGCGTCGACCTCACGCTGGTAGGCCACGGTGGCCTCGCGGGCTCCGATGATGTTCGGGTCCACGTTGGCCTCGGGAAGCGTGCTCATCGTTGTCCTCTCTGGGTGACTAGTTCGTCGACATCGGTCGGTCGCCAGGCGTTCCTGGTGACCGGTTCGATACCGGCCGCTACAGCCAGTCGTCTGGCGTGTGTGGGTGTGACATCGAGCCGGTCAGCCAGCTCCTGGGTGGAGACGACCTGACCTGTCTCCGACTCTGGGGGCATGTTCGTAACGGGGCCAGCGGCATGTTCGTGCGCGAACATCGAGACGAGGGTCAGATGGTCCTGGGCTCCCTGCCGCAACGCCTCGACGGCTCGCTGGACCGCCGGCCGGACCTGCCCACCGTCACGCTGACGTCGAGCCATCTCCGCGCGCACGATGCGCCAGATCGGCTCGCACGCCGCGCCCTCGATGGTGACCGTGATGGTGGGCATCCGACGCTCGGTTACCTCCACGTCCACCACCCCCAGCTCCGCACGGGACGAGGGACACGGCTGGGGGCGTGTTCGGGGGTGTGACCCCGCGTGTCCCCCCTTAGGGGGTGGGACACGGGGACACGGGGTGTCTTGGACACGCTTGGGACACGGTGGGACACGGGGACACAGGTGGTCATGCTTCGCCCCCTTCGTCCGAGAGTTCGGGCCAACCCTTGAGCTTCGTGTGAGGTGTCGACTCGGTGAGGTAGCCGTCGAGGATGAGGCGGTCGAGCGCGGCGTCGATGGTCGTTGCCTTGCCTCGGACGCCGGCCCGGATGATGCGTTTCGACGAGGGGCCGCGCTCTTCGATCAGGGCCATGATCTTGGTCATGAAGATGGTCGGCCTGAAGTCCTGATCACGGGTCTCTGGCGCCGCCACATCGACCTCGGCGAACCCCTCCGGATGGGAGACGAGTACGAGGTCCCCCATCCAATGCAGGCCGCTGGTGTGCGGCAGCGCGTGCTTGCGGAGCTGTCCGGGACGGTCCTTGGCGATCCGCAGCGTCGACTTGCCAGTGAGTCCCACGCCGAACGGAGAGCGGTTCTCAAGGACGTAGGCGGCGCCGTCGAGACCGTTGAGCTTGTGCACGGCTCCGAGGCTGTAGCGGCCTCGGGTCTCGTTGCTCTTGGTGACGTGGTCCAGCGAGACCGACGCTGCGCCGGCAGCGGAGATTCGGCGTGGCAGCATCCGACCGAACTTGGCGACGTCGCTGTTGTCGTTCGGCGAGAGACCGTGGAGCGTGAGTGCCTCGGTCACGCCGTCGATGACTCCAAGGGTCGGGCGCGCCTCTCGCATGAGTTCGGTCAGGTCGTCGAGGTGTACGCCGGTCCCGAGCGCGTCCTCAGGGCGGATGTAGTGGAACCTGGCGGCGACGTCGGCCGCGGTGGCACCCAGGGTCAGCAGACGCCCGACCACGCCTCCCTCGTCGTCCTCGAAGTCGACGTAGACCACCTGGTTGCCGGCGTCGAGCTCGTCGCGGACGACCGAGAGCATGAGCCAGGTCTTGCCGCCCTCGGACTCACTGGAGACCGTGTGGAGCTTGCCGGGGTAGAACAGCCCGACGCCGTCTGAACGGCGCCCCACGGTGGGTACCGGTGGTACCCAGGTGCCCTCCAAGACCGCCGTGAGATCAACGGGCTGCCAGGACCGCCGGAAGACGGGCCCGTCGTCCCCCCATGCGGGGGTGAGGTCGATGTCCAAGCTCATGCGATCTCCCCTGCTGGCTGCTGACCGCTCACCCGTCGGTTCGCCGGATGCGGTCGCCAGGACACGTCCCACGCGAGCCGGTGTTGGTCGCGGCTACCGACGTACTCGCGGTCCTCGTGACGCTTGGCCTCAACGAACAACCCGAGGTGGTTCGGCTTGAACAGCGACAGCTCGTCCTCGGTGGCGCTCAGGCAGCCCTCGGCGAACCGAAGGGCGCTGACCCACCGGTCCATCTCCGACGCGTCCTGCCAATCTGGCGAGCCGAACAGCGGCACTGGGCCTGTCCGTGACACTTGCCGGCGTACCCACTCGCGGCGGGCCTCAATGGGGCTCACCACAGGGCACCGTCCTCGACCAACCGCAGCTTCGGTCGCTGAGGTTGGGTCGGCTCGGGCTCCGGCGTCGACAACTGTGCGATCGCGGCGCGCACGTCGACCTCGGTGACCTCGGTCCCGTTTGCGTTCCGTAGCGCGAGGAACACGATGTCACGTGAGGTCTTGAAGTCGAGTCCCTCGAAGTAGGAGGGGAAGCGCTCGTTGATCGCGACGGGCTCGCGGTCCTCGTCGGTCAGGGTGAACGGGATGTTCCTCGAGGCTAGGAAAGCCTCGACATCGGACAGCCGGTGCGCGTCGAACATCCAGCCCTGGGCCGATCCGGAGAAGACAGCCTTCACCCCCGCTTCGAGCAGGGTCGGCTGAATCTGCCAGCCGCGGGCCACGACGATGTTGCCGGACTTGGTCAGGCAGACGCGGCGCCTCATGCCGACCACCCCGAGTGGTACTCCTTACTCGCGCTCATCAGGCGGCCACCTCGCGATCGCGGCAGACCGGACCCATTTCGGGCTCAACCGAGCGCGGTGCGGTCAGCGGATGCGAGCAGCGCGTACAACGAACGATGTCGTCGGCCAGCGGTACGATCGGGGTGTTGTTGGTGGTGGCGTTCATCGTCATCTGCGAAGCCGTCTGGGTGGTGACCGGGCGGCTTCTGCCGTTCTCAGGCGGCGCCATCTAGATCACCGCCACCCTGGGCAAGTTCAGCCTCCGCGGCGTCGGCGACCTCCGTGAGTTCACGGGCTTGGCGTCGCGCCTGGGCGCTCTTGGCAGCCAGCTTCAGGAAGTAGGCCTTGCGCAGGTGAGCGGCGCGGACAGGGTCACCCCCCGCTTGATCGAGGAACTTCCGGTCGAGGGCTGCGCGGGCTGGCGCGGTACGGGCTGCGCGGTCTTCAGTGAGCGCCCACGAGAGATGGGCGTTGGCACTGGCGTGGAGACTGCGCTCGGATATAGACGACGAAGCGCCCATTGCGATCACTCCTGAAATTCAGAGTTCTCGCTAGGGCGCTGATCTCCTAGCATCGCGCGGGCGCCGCGCAGCTAACGCAGTCACTCTATCGTGCGCTGTGCGATCGACCGCAGTACGACGTTTCGCGAGTCGCGCTCCACTGATACCCGAACGGACTGCTCACCGTGTCTAGGGCAATAGGTCCGCTTCTCAAGTCGCCCAGGGGTGACAGGCGACGAGGTGACCGCCGTGCCACGCGCACCATCCGAGGGACGCCGCACCTTGCCGAGGTATCCCCTGAACTGCAACGCCTCCACCTCTTCACCGCGTGGCGTCGGTTCCGTCCATCGCTCTTGCACGACGCCGACGACCTTGTTGCCGCACGAGTCACACACCACTACCGCGAGGATGTCCCCCGCGTCCGGATCGAACAGGTCCGGCGGAACCTTGAGGCTCACAACTCCCCCAGGTTCAGCTTGCGGGCTTCCTCGGCCGCGCGGGCGGATGCCTGGGCCTTTGGTGTAGCGCATGAGCATGTCGGGGCGGGTCCAGCCGGCGACTGCCATCAGCCCCGACTCCGAGCCCCCGGCGGCCAGCCAGCGGTGCGCGGCGGTGTGCCGAAGTCGGTGCGGGTGGAATCCTTCGATGCCGGCCGCCTTGGCCCGCTCCCCCAGCGTCTTGTGCAGGGCGTCGTAGCTGAACCTCTTGCCGCGGTCTCCGAGCCAGAGCGCGTCTGTGGCGGCGAGGCGGTGGCCTGAGCGGAGGCGGAGGTAGCGGTCGAGGGAGAGGGCAACCTCGGGACCGAACGGGACCACGCGGCCCTTGCCGCCTTTCCCGCGGCGGATGATGACTGCGCCCTCGCCCAGGTTGAGGTCGGGCATCTCGATCGCGACGACCTCTCCGGCCCGGGCTCCGGTCTCGAACATCAGCCGGATGATGGCCTCGTCGCGGCGGTGACGCATTGCGACCGACGGCTCGGTGCCCTTGGCCACCTGGCAGGTCTTGAGAATGGCGCGCAGGTCGTCGTCGCTCAGCGGCTCGACCACGCGCTCGTCGAGCTTGGGCGACTTGATGCCGAGGAACGGGTCGGCGGGGATCTCCTCTTCCTCGGCCAGCCAGGCAGCGAAGCGGCGCACGGCGAGCTGGCGGGAGCGAGCGGTCGAGGCAGCGGCGCCGTTGTCGAGCAGGTGGGCGGTGAACAGGTTCAGGCTCGAGCGGCGCAGGGGCTCGGCGTCGCTCTCGGCGCACCAAGCGAGGTAGAGCCGCAGTCCGTCGCCGTAGGCCTTGAGCGTCTGTGGACTCTTGCGCTGGGCACGCAGGGCGAGCTGCCAGGACGAGCCGAGTCGTTCGGCGGTGTCGACGTCAAGGCTCACGGCTTGTAGGAGACATCGACGTCGATGTCCTCCGGGTCGATGTCGAGCACGGTCGCGATGAGGTCGCGGGCCATCGGCTCGACATCCTCGCGCGACTCCGCCTGTGTGCTGTAGCCGAGTGCTGGCACTTGGACCAGCCACCATCGGTCGTCGCGCTCCACCGTCGCCTGGTACTTCAC